TCCTGGCATTGTTGATCCTGGCATTGTTGATCCTGGCATTGTTGATCCTGGCATTGTTGATCCTGGCATTGTTGATCCTGGCATTGTTGATCCTGACATTGATGCTGGCGTTATAGTTGGACATATCGGACAAGTCTCGCATGTCGGACATGTCGGAAAAGGCGGACATGTCTCGCATGTCGGACATGTCGGAAAAGGCGGACATGTCTCGCATGTCGGACATGTCGGAAAAGGCGGACATGTCTCGCATGTCTTGCATGTCTCGCATGTCTCGCATGTCTCGCATGTCTCGCATGTCTCGCATAAAAATTGTTTTACTAGTCTTGAAAATGGATTAAATATATTAAAATAAGCTAATAAAACAAATACTATAACTATAACTATAAAAACACTCATACTAATTGAACCAATAGCAATCCTATCTTCATTAGAAGTTGATTTAAAAAATCCTGACATTTCTATTATAATATAATAGAATAGAAAATATTTAGAATATTTACTTTAGTAAATTTTGAATATAAATATAAATATTAGATATACAACCATATAATTGAAGTAATGTATCAGTTCCTCCGTTAATTATAGTATAACTAGAACTCAATAATTCATATATATGTAATTTATGATCTTCATTTAATCTATTTGTAAAAGCATAAATTTCATTTATAAAATTATATTCAAATAAATATTTCATGAATGTTAATAATATATCATTTGGAGTATAACCCTTATTATAAAGCATTTTGATTAAATTAATAGTATTAACGTAATCACTTTGATAACAATAATTTAATAACTGATGTATATAATATGGTTTTGGTTTATCTATTAATTTATTTATTGTATTTTCATTTAATACACCAAAAGAATAATAAATACATTCTAAATTATTAATTATTTGTCTAATATCATAATCTGAAACGAATAAAAGTGTATCAATATCATTATCATTGTTATATTTTATATTTTCATGTTTACAAATATATTCAACTTTATATCGTAAATTACTATAATTTAATTTTGGATATTTAATTATCATACATTTAGATTGAATCGATTCTATAATTTGAGTACAATCATTACATATAAATATAATTCGTGAATTTTTTCTAAAGTCAGAAATTAAATTAGATAATAAATTTTGTGCTTTTGTAGTAATTGAATCTGCTTCATCTAATATAATCAACTTATGACGCGGATATTTATTATCTAAATCCAACAGTCCCAACGTTTTTTTTTTACAAAATGGATATATAGTATTATTTATTATTGATAATCCCCTATCATCAGAAGCATTTAATTCTAATACATTATCAGTATAGTGATCTTTATACATTTCTTTTGCTAAAAATAATATTGTTGATGTTTTTCCAGTACTTGGTTCACCTGTAATAATCATATTAGGTATTGATTGTGTTAATAAAATTTTATTGATTTTTTCTTTAATAAAAGGTTCAACTAATAATTCATCTAAAGTATTTGGTCGATATTTTTCTATCCAAGGTATTTTTATGTTTATAATATCTAATTGTTTTGTATTTGAATTAAATAATTTCATTATTTAAAGTAATAATAATATTATTCTAAATAATATTTCTAAATTTTAGAATTATTTGATAAAAGATAATCCAAATAATGTAATCATCTAAGATAAATTAGAGCAAAAATAGTATTTAACTCTATTTTTATTTCAATATTTAATTTTCAAAAAAAACTGACTTTAAAACTCTTAAAACCATATTTTATTATATAACAATGGGTGTACCTGGATTTTTTTTATGGCTAATGAAAAAATATAATAAAAAAGATTTTATTTTTCCAAAAGAATCTTTTAATGAAAGAGATACAATAGATGATTTTTTAATTGATGCCAATTGTTTAATCCATCCAATATGTTTAAAAATTAGTAAAGAAAATATCCCTATTATAGACAATAATATTTTAGAAAATAAGATGATAGAAGCTGTCACTACATATATTGATCAATTAATTGTTTATGTTAATCCAAATAAATTTGTCTATTTAGCTATAGATGGAGTTGCCCCAGTTGCAAAAATTAAACAACAACGATATAGACGGTTTAAAAGTGTAGCAGACGAAACATTATGGAATAATATAAAAAAAAAATATAATAAACCAATTACTAAATTATGGAATAATAATGCAATAACTCCAGGCACTAAATTTATGCAAAAATTACATTTGCATTTGCTAAATTGGTGTAATAATCATAATAAAAATATTATATATTCTTCATATTTAATACCAAGTGAAGGAGAACATAAATTATTACAATATATACGTAAAAATAATAATTTTGAAAATACTTATGTCATATATGGTCTAGATGCTGATTTAATTTTCTTATCTTTAACAACTAATCATAATAAAATTTATCTTTTACGTGAAAGTAATCAAATAAATAATAAAAATTCAGAAATATTAAATTTTGTTAATATAAAAATAATGAAAGAATTAATATTTAATACTATTAATATGTATTATCAAACTAAATATGGGAATATAAGAAATATTGAATTAACACCAAAAAATATTATTTATGATTTTATATTTATATGTTATTTTTTGGGTAATGATTTTCTTCCTCATATTCCTTCTTTAAACATTTATCAAAATGGATTAGAATGTTTAATATTAAATTATATTGATGCATTATATGAAGGTAATCGTGAAATTTTAAATTCTAAATCTGTAAATTATCTTATCAATCCACCAAACAAATTTAATATATCTATACTAAAAAAATTAATGGAAAAAATCAGTTTACAAGAAGAAAAGTTATTAAAATATAATAATACACAATTAGAAAAACATAAAATGCAACAAAATATACATTTTGTTAATAATAAGCTAACTAATGATAATGAATATGAAAAAGAAGTATTTAAAATAGAAAATTTAAAGTTTAAAATAAATAATCCTGTAAGATTAGGATGTAATTCTTATCAAGAAATGCGATTGCGGTATTATAAATATTATTGGAATATAGAAGAAAATGAAATCGAAGAATTTAGTAAAAATTTAGTAAAACACTATTTATATGGATTAAAATGGATTACAGTATATTATTTTGATCAGTGCCCATCTTGGAATTGGTATTTTCCATTTGATAATCCTCCATTTATTACTGATATATATAAATATATGGACGAAACTAAGCTAAATAAAATTAAATTTGAGTTAGGAAAACCAATTAGACCATTTTTACAATTATTATTAGTTTTACCAATACAATCACAATATTTATTACCTGATATATTTGCGAAATATATTTATCAAATTAATTCAGCATATCCAAAATTCTTTTCGCAAGATTTTTTAAATAAATTTAAATATTGGATGGCACAACCCATATTACCACCATTAAATTTATCATTAGTAAAACAATTTTATCTACGATATAAAAAAATATTATCTGAAGAAGAATTAGAATCAAATCAAGTATTTGATTTACCGATTATTAAAAATAATATTAATTAGCAGTTAAATATTATATAAAGATATATAATATATATTATATATGAATATGGATAAACCTAAATTTCTTATCAAAGAATTTTTAAATAATATCCAAATATCTAATAATGAACAAATATCCAAATTATTAGAAGTACATCTTTCTACATCGGTGAAGAATGTAGAATCCCAAAATTTATTAAAGACTGTACAGGATAAGATCAATATGACAGAACATAAAAATCAAGAATTCTTAAACAATTCAGATGTTGTACAGAATAAGATTAAAAATAATTTAACATTAAAACATGAAATTCTAAAAAATCATTTAAAACATCATAATATCATGATGAAGGATTATGCAGATTATAATATTATTTTAATATATACAAATTACAATATTATTAAACCAACAAATTTACAAAGGGAATGTAGATCAATTATTATTGATAGAAATACATTTAACATTATAGCATATACCTGTGAAATTCCTATAGTTAATAAAGATGGATTTGCTTTTTTACATAATATTTATAATAATAATTATTCTAATATTGATATAGATAAAAATAATATTATAACATCTTGTTATGAGGGAACATTATGTGCAATTTTCCATTATAATAATAAATGGTATTTATCAACACGAAAAAATGTAGTATCATCTGATATTCTAGCAATGATACCATCAAATAATTTAATACCACAATTCATTATGTTTAATGAAATAATTAATTTATTAGGATATACTACTCTAGATGAATTTTGTTTTACATTTAATAAAAATTATTCATATTATTATATTATATTGCATCATAAAAATAAAAATCTAATTGATTATTCGCAAATCTTTGGTAATAATTATATGAAATTATGTTTGATTATAATTCGTGATCAAAATATGATTGAACAAGATATTTATAATAATTCATTATATTCCCAAAATGAATCAGAAATTATTTTTGTCCCACCTAAAAATACCTTTATGAATTTTAATAAATATAATGATCTTAACTATATTTATATTCCACCATTAGAATCATCTAATAATTCAAATTTAACTAATTTTATTATGTCAGCAAATGTTTATTTAATCAATTCTGATAAAAATATCAATATTTTAAATCCACATTCAATCCCTATATACCACGAAGGAATTATTATAAAACATTATGATCATCATTTAAATAAATATAGATTAATTAAATTGCAAACATTAGCTTATCAATTTCTTAATTCATCTTTAAATATATCTTCAATTCCTCAAACTTTGAATATTTTTAAGGGTATTATATTATTATATCAATATAACAAACTAAATGATTTTGTTAATCAAATTAATATTAAAGCCTCAAGTATGTTAATAAATAAAAATACATTTCGGTTAAAATTACAAATGCTGAATTTACCATATAATATTATTCATATAATTAACGGGATGATAAAATGTTTAAGTTTAGAATTATTTTCATTATGTAATGATTTTTGGGGTGAAAATTTTATAGATAGTATTAATTTTGAATCTTCATTAGCTAGACTAATTAAATTAAAAACTAAACAAGATTTTTTCGATGAAGTTAAAACAGAAAAATCAAATATATATAAAAATCAAGCTTTATATTTAAATTTACCTAAAATTTATAAAGAAATTTTATATGTTTTAAAAGGTTTATTTTTTAAAAATAATATTTTAAATATACCATCTATTTACACTTTCATAAAAAATCTAGATATACATAAATTTATTAAATTATTAAATGATAGATATATATTCTATAATAATTTTGATTTTACTCATATTAATGATATAAATTATGCTAATTATATAAATTCATGTAATATTGTTACAAATTATATTTTATTGTCATAATTAAAATGTATACTTATTATAATGAATATAAAATTTATATATACATTGTCTGGTGATTATTTATCTGTTAATCTAGATAAATTATCGAATAAACCAATTTCTGAAATTCAAACTCCTATACAAATGAATCAACGGTCTTGCAAAGCTAAATTTATAGATAAAACATCTAGTTCGAGAGTTCATAAGGTAGACGGGAAGTATTATGAAGGAAAGCCTGATTATGTAGATGAGGATTGTAGTTGTAGAGAATAATAGAAAATTGTATAAACACAAATTATAATAATATATTATGGAAAATATTATTAATAATCAACCTATTATTAATATTGGATGTTTAGGCTGTGTATCTGATGGTAAATCAACTTTAATAGAAAAACTAACAGGTATAAAAACTCAAAGACATTCGACCGAACAAGACAAAAATATTACAATAAAACAAGGTTATGGAAATATGAAAATTTGGAAAAATACAAACCCTGACCTAAATGAAATTAATAATATGTTAAATCCTGTATCTTTAGTACAAGATTTACCAACAAATTCTGCTAATTCTTTATCATCAAAATTAACAGATAATACAATAATAAAGTCTACAACTACATTACCAATATCAAATCCAAAGGACCTGATGACGGTTTATTATACAACAGATGCTACCGTTACTAATTTAAATTTGAATAATAAAGCAATGGAATTAGTAAATCATATTTCATTTGTAGATTGTCCTGGTCATCAAGATTTAATACAAACATTATTGACTTCTATTAGTTTAATGGACGGTGCAATTTTTGTAATTGCAGTAAATCAACCTATTACTAAAAAAAATCAATTAATTCAACACCTGATTGCAAGTAAATTACATAATCTTAATAAAATAATAATATGTTTAAATAAAATAGATTTGGTATCTAAAAATACTTTATTATTACGTAAACAAGAATTAGACAATATTTTACAAAAATATAATATTAATCCTTATGTTATCATCCCTACATGTTTTAATAAAAAGATCGGTTTGAATTATCTTATTCAGGCAATTATGGAATTATTTAATGTAACTGATTACATTAATAGAAGTAATTTAGATCCATTATTTAGAATTAGTAGATCATTTGATATCAATAAACCTGGTATAAATTATTTAAATGTATCTGGTGGTGTTTTAGGAGGAGCTTTAATTCATGGTACATTAAAAGTAAATGATGAAATTGAAATAAAACCTGGTTATCTTACAAAAGATCAAAATGGTCATGTTACTAATCTAGTATTAAAATCTAAAATTGTATCTATCAAAAGTGAAATGAATAATTTAAATAATATTATTTCAGGAGGATTAATTGGATTAGGAACAAATATTGATCCTTTTTATTGTAAAAAGGATTTATTAATTGGTAATATTGTAGGTTTAGTTAACAAAACTCCTAATGTTTATAATGTAATAACAATTGAACTCAATATTGACAATGATTGGATTTATTTTGATAATAATGAAGAAAAATGGATACCTCAAAAAAACCAAAATTTATTATTACAAATTGATAATACTTTGACTACTGCAGAAATTATAGATATTATAGAAACTAATATTACTTTTAAATTAGGAAAACCAATTTGTTGTTTCCATAATCAAAATATTATTATATGTGAAAATAAAAATAATAAAATTAAAATTATTGGTTATGGTAAATCTTTGGAACATTAAAATATTTCTAGATATATATATTAATGTTTAATATTTTATTAATTATTATATTAATTTTTATTTTAGTTTTGTTATCTAATAAAGATTATCAAAAAAACAGTCAACATTTTTACAATCTGTTAATGATAAAAGATAAAGCTGTTGATCATCAATATAATATTTCATGGTTACCTCTAAATTTTTGTATTGTAAAAGAAAATTTTCAAAGTATACATAATTTATTAGATAAATCACAACAAAAATTTCCATATAGATTTTTAAAAGATGAAAATAATAACATAATACCAATAGTTGCATTAACTGCTTTTTTTCGAAATGATGAAGATAAAAAGTTATATTATTCTTATCTTAATGCAGATATTAAAGTCATAGGTGTAACCGCGTACAAAACTTTTCCTATAAAAATTCGAGATGTAGCTGAAGATACATATCATATAAAAGATGATTTTAATTATATAGATAATATCAAAGTATGGTTGGCATGTGTAAAAAATCTGGAGTTGTATAATTTTGATCAAATCAAAAATATTACAATTGATATTAGTGAATCTGATTTTTATAATACAGATTATACAATTAGAAATAAAATATATGATTTTATATATATATGTAATAAGGATAAGGATTCTAATGAGTGTTCTATGAATGGCTGGAATGCTATTAATAGAAATTATGAATTAGCTTTAAAATGTTTCCCTATAATGATAAATGAATATAAACTTAAAGGTTTATGTGTGGGTAGGATTGGGTGTGATTTAAGTCAATTTGGTGATAATATAACCATTACAGATTTTTTACCATATAATGAACTACAAGAAAAAATGAGGGAAAGTAAATTTTTATTTTTACCAAATATATATGATGCATCACCACGAGTAGTTGGAGAAAGTTTAACTAAAGGATTACCTGTTTTAATGAATCAAAATATTATATGTGGTTTTAAATATATTACAAAAGAAACCGGAGAATATTTTATTGATGAACATAATATAAGAAATGCATTAGATAATTTAATATATAAATTATCTAATAATTTATACACAACTCGTAAATGGTGGGAAAAAAATTATGGAATAGAAAAAACATCTAAGAAATTAAGAAATTTCTTATATTTGCAATATCCAGAAATACTTGAAAATATAACACAAGTTTCATTTAATATTTAATTAAGAACTAAATAAAAGAATTAATCTTCCTTTATTAATAACTATTAATTCATAATTTTTGGATATTATTTTTAATAATAATGAATTTTTGTTTGATATTGTTGTTCCATATAATAATTGAATCAATTTATTATATTCATTTATAAATGCCGGATTAAATTCAATATAATATTGTTTATTTTTAAAATATCTTAAATTAATTGTTCCAGATGGTTGAGATTCTTCTGGATATAAACAAAATGTATTATAATATAATCCTTCTGGTAAAATATTATTTAAATATTTATAAGATAAAAAATTTGTATAATAATTCCAACCAACATTAGGGAACAATGTTTCCATTTGATTAAATATCAAATTTTGTTTAGCAACAATTTCATGATTAAAATAATAAGAACTATTAAATATTAAATTTACATTTTGCCCATAATTTGTTATTTTATCTTGAAAAATTTGTGGTTGGATATACCAATATAATTCTTTACAAGGATTATCAAATGTTAAATCGCAAGTAAAAAAATTTTGATTTTGAATTGTAAAGATATTTTCATCATAAGACTCTACAATATATTCTAATTTTGAATTAGCAAATTTTTCTCGTTCCGCATCATCAAAATAAATAAATTCACCAATTAATTTAATATTTGGACTATTTATAAGACTATAATATAAATTAAAATCAATATAAGGATAATAAGAAGCAAATTTATAGTAAAAATTATTATAAGAATACATAGGATTATTTAAATTTAACATTAATTTAATCCATTGAAATTTATTTATTAAAAATTGAGTAGAATAATTTTTATGATTAAAATTATCAATTTCAGAAAGATAATTCATATCATTATTAATTAATATAGTTTCAATATCTTTATCAGACAAATTCAGAAATTTGCATTTTAATATAATTTGTTTCAAATTATATTCAGTTCCGTTAGTTTTTAATAAATAATCAATTTCTGTAGGGGATAAATCAGGAAATTTATATTTTAATAATGTATTATTAATATATAAACAATCATATTCAATATATTTTGTATTATAATTTATTTTATAATTTAGATAAATTAAATCGGGATCTAATTGTATATTAAATTCTGTATTAAATAAAATTTTTATTTGTAATATATCATTGAACATTTTTTCATAATTTTCGAAATTAATAATATTAAAAATATTATTAATTTTTGCATTGATTACTACGGTAGAATATTGTAGTCCTACTAAAGGTAAACATCCACCTGGATCTTTATTAAACCAAAAAATTAAAGGTACTATTATTTTTTGATTACCTTTATTGTTACTATTAAAATTATTTAGTTCTTTTGTATGTCCAATCATTTCGAGATAATTAGGCATAAAATCTTCTTTAATTTGGTGCATTTGATTAATATGAAGTATATCATTTGAATATTTTTTAATTTCTTGACCACCAATTTCTAAAGTAAAATATTGAAAAAAGTTATGTCCTAAATAAGAACTATAATTGAAATCTATATTTCTATTTTTAAGATTATTTATTTCATTACTAATCTCATTCATATTATTGTTGTATTGTCGTAAATAATATACCATACTTTCATATATTTTATTCAATTTATTAATAATAGTATTTTTTGATATACTATTATTAGTATCAATATTTCCATTCACTAAAAATTTATTTAATGATAAAATATAATCTGTTATATTTATTTGTGAATAAATAAATGTATCTATTTTATTTATATATCGCTCTTTTTTTGTTTTATTTTCATAATTAAAATTTGATACAATATTCTTTAAATAATCAATAGAAATATTATCTATTTGTAAACTATTATATAAATTTCTATATAAAATCATATCAATATCTATATAATTTTTTAAATTATTATAATTTGTTAAAGCTAATGTATATTTAATTGATAAATTAGCAATATCAGAATTTTTTTTTTCAATATAAGTTGAATTTGTAATATAACTATCTGAAAATAATAAATTAGATAAATCTATTTCGAGATAACATCTATAAATTGCATCACCTTTATTTATAATATAAGACACAATATTATTATAATTTGGTACTTGTTCGGGAAAAACTTCGATTAACTCCATAGAAAAATTAGTATGTCGTTTATAAACTCGTTTGAAAAAAGTAATTTCTGGTTTAAAAGTTAAGTAAACATCTTGTTTACCAGAAGAAATCATTTGTAATAATCCACCTGACATTAATTAATTTATACATTTTAGATTTTAAATTAATTAATTATTATTTTATTATAAAAAAGAAAATGATATACAGCAGCTCCAATAGCAAGTCCACCAGTTGATATTAAATTAGGAGAAGAATAGTTAGATAAAGCATAAGTTGCACTTAAATTACCTAAACCTACTTTAATCATATCATGTAAGGCAGGATTAATTCCCTGTCCAAAATTAGGTATAAATGATGCAAATAGATCATATACAATATAAACTAAAATTGTATATCTCATTTCTAAAACCCAAGCATGA